CTTATTAACCACAATCAATTTTACATACTTGTCTCTATATTGTTCAACATCATGATTACTGTAATCTTCTTGAGTATCATCATAAAATATCTTATTGAAAAGTGTATAGGTATTTACAATGCGTTCAAGTTCTCTTGTACCCGTATCAAAAATATGAAATCCTTTTGGATCATTATAATCACTCCAAGTAATTTCATACGGAGTTCCTAGATAATAGATTTGGCCATCATCAGACTTATGATGAAAATGTCCACTAAAGACAGTATCAAACCTACGAAACATTTCTTTTTTATGTCCCTCTAATGAAACTTGACCGCTATACATTTCAAAACCAGATATTCCCAAGTGGCCCATAATAATATCTGACTTTGCAGTATTGAGAATTTTTATAGACTTATCATAATTATTTGCGTTAATCCATGGCATAAACAAAATAGGAGTTTCATCAAATTCTACAATCTGTGGTTCAGAATAAATTGATGTAAGCATATCTTCACCAACAAGCTCATTCATAGAATTTACTTCATTGGTATTCTTATAATAGGTATCATGATTGCCAATAATAATATGCAAATCAATACCTAGTTCTTTGAACCGCTCAATGAACCGACTACGAAAATCATTCGCAATACGATAACTTATATATTTTCGACGGTCAACAACATCTCCCATATGAACACACGTTGTAATATTTCTCTCTTTTAATGTAGGAAAGAAAATATTATCATAAAATTTATAGAAGTAATCGTTGAAGTTTAGATTGTCGTTGCGCGCACCGAAATGAGTATCAGTTACTATTGCTATCTTCAATATTCGACTCCATGAAAGGTTCTAAGCCTTTAGACTTATCTGTTGGTTTCTTTTTTGGTTTATATACATCTTCCTCTGGAAGCATTATACTGGGATCAAACCCTTGTACAGAATACGATGTATCATCACCATCCATAGTATTCCAAGATACATATGCGGTTTTCTCTATTATTTTGTTTCTGACATGGGTTTGTTTTTTTTCTTTGGAGATTCTTCGCAAGAAGGCGTAGTAGATGATTTGGGTAAAGTATGCGAAAGGATTCTGCGACTTCTCTGGATTGAAATTTTTAACATATTGTAAACAATTCTCGATCCCATCTGATATCATTTCCTCTCTATATGTGTAATTAATAAAGTTGGGACGATAAGATAAATGAGTAGCAATTTTTAAAAAACATTCGCCTATATAATTTGTAACTGGTGGTTGGGGTTCACCAACATTCTCAGCCACATCACATCTCTCTCGCCATTCAATCATAGCTTCTAAAAATTGTTTATTATTAACGTAATGGGTATTCGTAGTTCTTTTAGCCATTATTACTCCTTCATAACTTAAACAATAATACACCAATACAATGTAAAAGTCAATTCCCTTTTATATTTTTCAAATGGTACTTGACTTTATAAAAAAGATGTGTATAATAGCTATGTGGTGTTTTAATGTATAGTATCTTCAGTTTCTAAATCAGTTAACAAGTCTTCATAAACTTCTTCATTGCTAATATCATCTAAAGATTTTTTATATTTGGGAGAATCTACTTTTACAATTTGTTTTCTCACATGTTCATAATAGCTAGATAACCCTACTGATGCATCAGCAATTATAAGAACATGTGATGTTTTAATATTAAATAATGATTGTTCAGTATAAGGCCCAATCCATCTGGTTAAATTTAAAGATTCTACATGGCCATGTCTTGTAAGTTTAGATTCAACTTGCATTTTTAATGGACGAATTATCTCATAGGAATCATCAACAACATCATCTCCTAATTCACATATAAGTTCTTCTCCATTTAATAATTTAAGAACTTTATAAGTTGTGGTTGTATTCATTTTAATTTTACCTTACTTATTTCGTAGTTAAATTGTTGTTCGTTATAGATATTTATTCGTTCTGAAAAGTGATTAAGCGTAAAATTCCTCCTTTCTTTGTAAGACATATCATCTGCAATATCAAATACTAAAACTCCCAACTTATTTTTAGTAGCGCGCAATCCGCGGCCGATTGATTGCAAAACTCTAATTTTAGACTTTGAGGGCGAGGCGAACACGATGTTATGAAGATTACGAATATTAATGCCAGTGCTAAAAGTACCAAAGCTCGCAATGATGATGGCATCTTTTTCATTTTCAACTATTTCCCTAATTTTCTCACGTTCTAAACTATTCACGCCGCCGTATACAAAAAATATCTTTCTATCCTTTGCAATCTTACTTATCTCTTCGTATAATATTTTTCCATGTTTTTCTACTAATTGAAATAAACATAGTGTATTGCCAGAAATGTTGCAACACAAATCAATAATGAATTTATTCCTAGCGCTATTCGTAACCAGATATTCGAGCTCTTCAGCATAGGTCATTTTCTCTCGTATGGGTGAATGTTTTAACACCACACATTTTATTTTTAAATTTGCAAGAGTTTTTTTATCCATTAACTCTTTAGTTGTTACTACATTATCAACAGGACCAAATAGACCCTCTAGTATTAACTGGTGTGTCTGCGTGCCGTCTAGCGTCCCTGTAAGCCCGAATCTATACTTACATTGGTATAACTTAGTCATTATGCCCGTAAGAGACTTTGCTTTGAATAGATGAGCTTCATCTCCAATCACACAACCAAATTGTTCAAAATATTTTTTAGGCATTTTATAGATAGATTGCCACGTTGATATCGCAACGTCTTTAGTTATCTTTTTATCGTGTCCCTGATATATTTTTTGGCAGTATGTGCCGGGACTCCAACCATAATCTTCAAAGTCAGAATACATTTGTTCAACTAAAGATGTAGTAGGCACTAGTATCAAAGTCTTTAAACCCATCATATGATAATAACGAACTAACGCATATATTATTAAAGACTTACCAGAAGCAGTAGGACTAACAAGCAAAGCCCGATTTTTGGATATGGCGTGTTGTACAGCTTCCAACTGATAATCTCTAATTTTGAGGGATTTTCCTTTTGATTTTGGTCTGAGACTCCTGATGAAATTTTTAACATCCGATAGTACAATATTCCTATCATTTTCTATATCCTCTTCTATTGTATATTCTATATTGTTTTGTTTGCAAAATTTCTTTATGTATAATAACAGACCAACATAGATTTGTCCAGTACCCGGCGAAAATAATCTTATTTTACCATCCCACATTCTATTGCGATACATGGGCATAAATTTAGCGCCAGGCACTTCAAAAGTAAAGAACTCTGTCAACTCTTGTAATGTTGAGGGGTCTACATTATTTAGAGTAAGATATACTTCATTCTTTTTAGATATTCGCATTTTGCAAAGTGCCTGGTTCACCGTAATCACCTCTGAGCATTACATTAAAAGATATACTAGTTCTTGTAACAGGTGTAGGTGGCACCCAATGCGTTAACCATGATGGAAACATAAACATAGAATCTTTATTAGAAGCAAACCAAATTATAGAAGAATTATTAGTATCCATTTTTTTTCTCTTTGGCACTAATACACCTGATTGTGGTCTGGGGTCAAAGAATTGTATGTTTGATGCATCTGTATTATCACAAGGATACCAAACACCAGAAAATACATTATTAGAATGTGTGTGTGGTGGGTGGGCTTGGTTTGGTTCAGATATATTTATCCACATACCTGTAATTTCTATTTTTTTATATTCGTATTCATATAGTTGACACATTTCTTCTGTTACTTTGTATACTTTTTTGACAAAGGGTTTAAATGCATCTACTTTTTGTAGATTGTTATCCACCGATTGTCTAACAAAAGACCGATTATCTTTTCTCATTTGATTAGTTTTTATGCAATTTGTTATTTCATCTTTTGCAACAAATTTACTTTCAAATACTATTGTTGGAAAACATGTATAAAATTTTACATCAGCCATGATATTATGCTCCATCTTGTTCCTTTTGTTACTACCTTTGCTTGATGTGGAAACATAAAATTGGAAGGAAATATAATTCCAGAACCTTTCTCTGGTTCAAACCTTTTATTTGCTACATAAAACTCACCACCCTCATAATCATCATTCAAATAAAGAAGAACTGAAACTTGTGGGTATCCGTATTGTTGACCATGACTATGATGAATATTGTCAACATGTCTTGACATAAAACCACCTTCAGAATAACGATTAATCCTAAAATCTGTCATATGTTGAACACTGAATAAAGGAAATTCTTTTGAATATCTATGACAT